TCCCATCCAGGAGCCCCTCAGAGCAAGTTATCCCCATTCTCTGGGGATAAGCATGGGGAAAAGTCTATTTTATGCTCCATGGGACGCTAAGCGCCGTGGATTGTTTGAGTTGAGTAAAAAATAGTCTTCAGAGCGATGTCTCCCCTTGGTCAACATCACCCAGTGATTAGGGTTTGGATCACTTCATATCAGATCAAGGGTATATAAACGGCACAAAAAACGTGCCGCCCTTGACAGATATTACGCTTAAGCAGGATTTTTCTGACAGCAAAGTAAACATTAATCATCTAAACGACTCGCCTTTGGCCTTGTCGATCTACCAGGCAAAGCCATCAGATCAGTTTGCAAAGAGAAACATTATCTTCTGTCTATCTCCGAGTTTAGCGACACTCCAACCACTGTAAATCCATTATTTTTTGCTAAAAATAAAACGAAAAACCAATTTAAAAGACATGAAAAATAGAAGTGAAATATTTAACTTCCAAAAACAAAAAATAATACATTGACAGTGATCTCCGTTGCCGCTGGTTTGCGGTGCGACAGAAAATAATAGGAGATCGCTAAAATGAAAAAATCAGAAAATGAAACGATAATACAAAAGGTGCTGAGGATCGAGGTAGAAATCGGAGAAATACATCGAGAACTAAGAAAAATGAACGTTGAAAATTACACGAGACGAAACACAGAAGAAGCAATCATTAGAATAGGAAGGGTATATCATTACCTAAAAGATAAAGAAGAAATGAATATTTAATTTACTAAAGGAGTTATTGCCAAGGATGGCAAAAAAAAGCCACCTGGTGAAAGTGGCAAAAAGGAGAGGATTAAAAAAAATACGCACCAAGCTGCGCTTTTGGTTGCGTATTATTTTTTTATGTTTTAGGCATGTTGAATTGATAACCGCCATAGGCTGGTATCTGCTTGACAGAGATACCTGACTCAATATTCAGATTAGGATTTTTTTGAGCGACCTGATCTGTATTATTGCTTCTCCGCCGATCCCGATGACGATCCCTACCCCTGTCTCTACCCTGATCGGATTCCTTATACATATCAAAATAGGGGTTTTCGACAAAGTGCAAACACTGCGCAATTTCCATTTGTATCCGGGTACCTTGCTGGGTGTAGCAGCTACAACGGGCATTATCTGCACTGGATATGCAACCTTTAACCATGGGCATAGTTTTAGGATTACTGGCAATTTTCTGATAAAGCGGAGCTGTAAAGGGTAAACCCTGAATAACAGGAGTCAGAGCCTTTTGCCAATATTCAGAAGTAGGCTGGACGTTAGCAGGCAATTGTGCAAGTGGGGATGAAGTTTGCAAAGATGATCCTTTATCACCCCAAAGCGTATCAATACCAAACCAAATTAATAACCCTACAAAACCAAAGCCAAGAGGTATTAAAAGCAAACGCTTAGGCAGCCTTCTTTTATGAGTATGTACCTCAGCTGATTTATAAAGATCATAAGTTTTTGTTGGGTATCTAAAAGTACTCTTTGTGCCATCCTGCAAATTGCGCTTATCCTCTGTGTCGGTATAACGATTGAAATCATATAGTACAGCCTGTTGAACACCGAAATTTCTATGAAGATGAAGATGCCGTCCTGCAAGATGCCGAGCATGATGGTCAAGAAAAGTAGGACGCTGAGTAATGAAATAAATATCAACGCCATGGTGACGATGAGTTTCACAAAACTCTAAAGCATCTGGAACAGGATTGCGAGGTGGACGTTGACGAAAAACTTTCTGTACTTCATCGATAACAACAATTGCACCATCAGGTATTTCATTGTGAAAATTAGCAGGATCAGATAGTGGTATCCATCCCAAAATATCAGATAGATCAGGTATGCCATGATAATAAATAGGACGATCTTTTATATCGGATAAATGATTAATAGTCCAAAGCGTTTTACCCGTACCAGGCACACCAGTTACAAGTGTAAGCATAATAATTCCTTATAAAGTACCCGTTTTTATTTTTCCAAATGTGGAACGTGAATCAGTAGTAGAAGACCATCCAGACAATAAAGCTTTTGCAATTCCAGCACTAACAATAATAGACAAAGCATAATCAAACTGCATTAAACCAAGTATTGCTAACGCATCACCCGTTAAGCCAGACAATGAACTATTTATTTGTGATTCAAGCTGACTATAAATGGCATGCAAACCAAAATAAGTAATTGCCCCCATACCAAGTAACGTGAGAATGCGCATTAAAAGAGCAGCAACAGCCCATCCTAGAAAAGTAGCTAATGCAGTATAAATTGGAATTAAAACAAGAGGCATTATGAAGTTACCATCCGAAAAGCAATCAAAGTACTACCAATAGAAACAAAAACACCAATCATTGATGCAAGCGTACAAAAACTAGAGAGATCAATAGTAAAGCTTGAGTTCATAACATCATAAGAACGAGGAGCGGGACAGGAACCAGCTAAATTGAAACGACTTGTATTCAATAAACCAGCAGAGAATTCCAGTGGAGTACCATCATAAGTATCACCATCCATGATCAAACCCTGAACAGTAGGCTTATCAGGTTGAGAATCTTTACCAAATATCTGATTAGCAATATCCTCAGATGAACATTTTGCAGCAAAAGTATTACGCGCCACAGCACAATCAATAGGATCACCAGAACAAGCAGGGACACCAGGACAAACAGTACCACCATAGATACGTTCTGGAGGTTTTTTCTTTTTACCTTTTTTCTTAGCAGAAAGACCACCATCACCTGTAGTTTCTTTTTTAGATGATGTGGTATTACCATCAGCAGTAGTAGTAGTCGTTACAGTAGTAGACCCACCCCCTTTAATATTATTATCACCAACAGTAATAACAACTGTAGAACCATCAGGATTAACAGTTGTAACATTATGTTGGTTATTAATTACCGTATCGTTAACACAAACACTACGAGATCCATTAGTAATACAGCCATCAGGTGGAGAATTATTATCAGGGTTTATATTATTAGGATCATTAGGTTGAATGCAGATATTTTGACCGTTTGAAGTAATACAGTTATTAGGATCAGTAGGACAAACAGTAGTACCACTTATCACACCACAACCATCGGGAACATTAGGATCATCAGGCAGACAAAATATTTCTCCATTCATATCTGCACATAGACTATTTGGATTATTTGGATCTGGTAAAGGATCACTACAGATAACAGAAGTGGCCGTTTTAATACAATTATTTGGAGTAGGTGAAGGTGTGTTATTTATGCCTACATTAAATGGTTTAGAATTATCAGGTGTCAAAGGATCTGCTGGGCCTTGATTAATGCCAGTATAATTACAATATTCTAACTCACCACTTAAATAACAATCAGAAGGCTGCCCATAAGTAACTAAACAACCATTAACATTAGTTGATTTACAATTACCACCACCAATACAAATAGAAGGAAATGTTTCTTTAGGTAAAGAGAATTGATTTTGTGTGCCTGAAGTGCAATCAACAGGCGGAGGCTGTGGAGTATTACACAATAAAACTGCATCAGGTAAAGTCAAACCATAATAGAGCGTATCTGCGCTAGTACCAGTATGTGAAAATGCGTTATCAGAGGCAATGTTAACATCAGCACTACAATCATAAATTTTTCCACCATTATAATGGTATGTCAGGGTTAACCCTAAAGCAGCACATCCAGCAGTAAAATGAGATAAATGCGTGTTGTTATCTGCCATATGAGCACCAGATAAAACACCACCACAAGCCGCAAAAACAGCATTATTAAATAGCAAAAATAAAAGTATATAAAAAATACGAATCATCGGATCATCACATACAATGCAAGAGTTACAGCAAAAAGATAATAGTAAGGAAGGATATCCATTTTATTTATTTTGTTGGGGGAGGTAATACCACCCTCCCCCGTTATATGGATTAGCCGAAAATGGCACCTTTAACCCATTTGAATACCACAGCAACACCGGCTAAGCCGATGAGCGCACCGCCAACAGCAGTGATTGCCGCAGTACCATCGGTGGTGATGGAAGTAGTAGCCGCTGAAACGTCGATGGCGGCAAAGGCAGGGACAGAAAGAAAGGCCATCATAAAGGCCATGGCAAGCATGATGCTTTTAAGATGTTTCATAGTTAAATTACTCCAAAGTGTTTAAGAACAAGGCGCACGATAAATGCAGTAGAAAACAGCAAGGCAGTAGCGCCGATAATCTGCCCAGCCTCTGCATAGGATAAAGCTGCCAGCACCGGAGTAGGATCGTTAAGCAATAACCAAGGTGTTGAGCACGTTGGCACGTACCCAGCTGGATCAAGATATTGGTCAACAACTCCAGAGCAGCTTAAAATCATTTTTTTAAGCCGTTGCCTTTTTAATAGGTTCAAGATTAATGAAACCGATTTCCAAATCACCAAAACGACCAATGCGCAAAGATGAAGGCAACAGCTTATAAAAACCGGGAGGATAAGAGATAGGGTTGCCGCGTTCATCCTTAGTTAAGAAAAGCAGCATTTCCTCTGGATATTTCTTTGGTTGACCATCCCTGTCAACAAGATGAGCATAGACAGGTTGCTTATAATAAGGATGACCAGCTTTATTGGTTTTTGTAATTACCTTTTCCTGCGCAACTTCAATTTTAATCATGTGAATTGCCTCGATTGTTTAATGTCAAAATACCACCAACATAGATAAGAAACCGGGCCGGTTGTTGGTGTCTCCCCTGCCCTTCTATTTTTGGCTTTGCGTCGAATATCTCCAGCATTTTCTAGCTGAATTTCTCTTTGCCATTTTTAGTCTTCAGTCACTAAGCTACCCTCGCCCATTCCGGCACCTGTTCGCCGAATTCAACTTTGATGTATTGAACTAAGGGGATGATCTTTGAGCCGTTGATATGTAAATTTTGAATAGCGGCAGTGGAAAGGCCGATCTGGTTTAGCATATTTATATGCAACCAAAATGTTGTACGTGTTGTAAGGCGTGAAGCCTCTTTCCAGCCATTATCTCTAATCAAAACATAAGTACGAAAAGCATTATTTGCTTTGGTATATGTCTTGCGACCATAAGCTGTAACACCAACAAATTTATCTTTCAGTGCCTGTTCTATCTGATCGTCGTTTTGAAATTTCATCTCTTTGCCTTCTAAGCTTTGTCTAATATCTTTGGTAGCTTCTTTCCAGTAGCTTATGGAATCCCACACTTTGCATAGTTCGATTAAATTGGTGGGTATATTTCTACGTTCAAACCATCTTTTTTTGATGGTGGCCTCCCATCGGATGAGACCTTTTGCATAATCTAATAATTGTTCTGTAAAGGGTTCAGCAAGCAATTCACCATCAGGTTGCTTTAATAGTTTTTTTAAATACTGCTGAATCTCAGAATACTTTTCATAAATCTTTAATTTTTTAAGACGGGAATTCTTACCACCAAAATAAGCAGTTGAGCTGAAACCATTACGGGCTTTGGTTTGACCTTTACAAACATTGCCAAGAGCAGTAATAAAACGAATAGCGTGTAGAACAGATTCAGCACGAGAATGAAAAGTTACGTCAGCTTCTACGACTTCCCATGTACCTAAATCCAATTGGTCGGCAACTTGGGGATAATGACAAAAAAAAGCCCCAGTCAAAGCCGAGGCACATTCTTTTAAATTATCAGAACCAAAAACATTATGACCTTGCATCACTTTGGCGGGTGAAGCCTTTAATTCAATGTAAGCATCCGGGTTTTTATTGAGTGACTGATCGAATACCTTGAAAGCAATAGGAGCAAAACTAGAAGGGATGCGTTCCCAGGGGTGACGAACCATAGTTAAGCGTTTATCGCCATCAATGGCACCTTCAAGAGGAATATCAAGATTATGAATATTGAAATATTCAATATCTAGAAATCGGCAACGAAGAACTAATTTATCAATCATCCTGATACTTATGCATACGTGTAAACATGCAACATCTAATTAATTTGTACGCATGTTCACATGACAACAGCATACATGTCAACATGCATGCTTATAATTTAGTCTGACAACCTACTAAAACAGGTGAAAAAATGCCTCAATCAGTAAGACTTACAAAATGGGAGCAAGAAGAACTAAGGAAAAAATGCTTAAAACTCAATAAGATACTATCAGCTGCCGAAAAAAGAACAGTTGAAGAAAGTGATTTAGTACATGCAATTCTTAAAAAAACCATTAAACACCTAGAAGCTTCAAAAAACGGTGAAATAACGGTTTTTGTAAGTGATTGATTTATAAAGAAACACAAAGATGATTTAAACAAGAGTCCACTGGTTATAGTACGTGGACTCTTTAAATTAAAATAAAAATGGATATCTCAGAAAATGGAAAAGAATGCACTATGGTGGAT